TAAAGATGGTATAAATGTAACTTATTCTAATTGCTATGTACTTCAACCACCTCAAGATAATATAGAAAGCATATTTGACACTGCTAAATATATAGCAAGAACTTTCAGCTATGGTGGAGGTGTTGGTATAGATATATCAAACCTAAGACCAAAAGGTGCTAAAGTTCATAATGCAGCTAAAACTACAACAGGTGCAGTATCATTTATGGACCTTTATTCTATGGCTACTGGCCTTATAGGACAAAAGGGAAGAAGAGGAGCTTTAATGATTTCTATGGATGTTAATCATCCAGATATAGAAGATTTTATAGATATAAAAACAGACTTAGATAGAGTAACTAAGGCCAATATATCAGTTAGAATAAATGATGAATTTATGAAAGCTGTTTTAAATAAAACTATGTATGAATGTAAATTCATAGTAGATTCAGGTAGAGAAGTAATTACAAAAGAAGTTGATGCACATAAATTATTTATGAAACTTATAACTAATAACTGGGATTTTGCAGAACCAGGTATATTATTTTGGGACAACATAGAAAATAATCACTTACTAAGTGCTGATAAAGAATTTAAATATGCAGGAATAAATCCTTGTGCGGAAGAGCCATTACCAGCAGGGGGAAGTTGTTTATTAGGTTCTATAAACTTATCTGAATTTGTAACAGATCCATTTTCAGCAGATGCTATATTTGATAATGAAAAATTTAAAGAATGTGTAAGAGATTGTGTAGTTGGATTAAATGAAGTATTAGAAGAAGGTTTACTACTTCATCCACTACAACAACAAAAGGAAAGTGTATCTAAGTATAGACAAATAGGACTTGGAGTTATGGGTATAGCTGATATGCTTATAAAACTTAATATAAGATATGGATCGGAAGAAGCTGTTAAGCTATGTGAAGAATTATCTAATATGATGTTAAATGAAGCAATAAAACAATCAGCACTTATAGCAAAAGAGCATGGACCTTTTGAAAAATATAATGAAGAAGTTATATTTAACTCAAAATTCTTTATAAATAATGTAAATGATGAAGTAAAAGAATTAGTAAGACAATATGGACTTAGAAATTCACAGTTACTTACTATACCACCTACAGGAACAATATCAACAATGCTTGGTATAAGTGGTGGAATAGAACCTATATTTAACTTATCCTACTTTAGGAAAACAGAAAGTGTACATGATAAAGATGTTGTATATAAAGTTTATACTCCAGTAGTAAAAGAATATATGGATGCTAAAAATATAAATGATGAAGAACAGCTATCTGATATATTTGTTACTGCTATGACACTTAATCCACAGGAAAGAATAAAAATGCAATCAGCATGGCAAAAGAACATAGATGCCTCAATATCATCAACTATAAACCTTCCAAATGAAGCAACGTTAGAAGATGTTTATAATATATATGTAAGTGCATGGAAGAATGATTTAAAAGGAATTACAATATATAGAGATGGTTGTAAGAGAAGTGGAATACTTACAAATGAAAAACCTAAAGAAGAAGATAAAATGGAAATTTTAAACCAAAATATTACAGAAGAAACACTTGAACCAGGAACAGAAGAATTTATATGTCCTGAATGTGGCAATAAAGCAATAATACCTACTGGTGGATGTGCAATATGCTTACAGTGTGGACATAGTAAATGCCAGTAAAGACTATAAATTAGTCTTTTTTTTATTGTCCAAAACTTACTGACGACTTTAAAAGCTGTATGGTTAATTAACTATTCTATGCTTGACGAAGCTAAAACGGAGGATAAAAATGGAAAATTTAGAAAACAACGTTGTTACTGAAGAAGTACAAGTTCAAGACACTGAAACTCAAGAACAAGTAAAGACATTTACTCAAGAAGAAGTAAATGAAATGATAGCTAAGAGAATAGCTAGAGAAGCTAAAAAGATTGAAGCTGAAAAGGAAAAAGCTATGCAGCTAAAGTTAAAAGCTGAATTAGAAGAATCTGAAAAATTAGCTAAAATGAGTGAAGCCGAAAGAGTTAAAGCACAAGCAGAAAAAGAACGTAAACTATTTGAAGAAGAAAGAAAAAAACATTTAGAAGAACGTAGACAATTTGAAGAAGAAAAAATATTAAGGTTAACAATGGAAGCTTTAGAAGATAAAAAACTTCCAGGATCATTTGCCAAATTCTTAAAAGTTGATACTGCTGACGATATAATGGAAAATATTTCAGTCTTTGAAAAAGGATTTAATGATGCAGTAGAAAAAGCAGTTATGGAGAGATTAAGAGGAAAAACACCTACAACTGGCGTATCTAAAAACAGCACATTTAGTATGGACCAATTAAGAGGAATGTCAGCAGAAGAAATTAATAAGAATTGGTCAAGTATAAAAAATAATTTAAGATAAGAAAGGATAGCTTTTATAAGCTATAAGGTGAATAACTATGGCAGTAACTACTTTTATACCAGCAATATGGAACGCAAGATTAATGCACAACTTCTATGAAAGAAGTATAGCAAATGTTATAACTACTCCAGCAGGAGAAATAAGAGGAAATAAATTAATATTCAATAATGTATCAGATGTAACGGTAAAAGATTATTCTGGATCTGTTTCATTTGACGAGTTAACAACTTCAAAAGTTGAGCTAGAAATGGATATAAAGAAAATGTGGGCTTTCAAAGTTAATGATGTTGATGCAGTTCAAGCAGCAGGAGATTTAGTAGATGCTCATACTCAAGAAGCTTCTTCTAAAATGCAAACAGCTATGGATAAAGCTATATTAGATGAAGGTTTAGAAACTACAAATGAAGTAACTAAAGTTGGAGAAGAAAAAGCATATGATTTAATAGTTAAAGCTAATACTGCTTTAAATAAAAATAAAGTACCTAAAACTGATAGATTCGTTGTAGTAAATGCAGAAGTTTTAGAAGAATTACACTTAGATGATAGATTTAACAGACACTATCAAATATTAGAAAATGGTGTAATAGAAGGTGCTAGTGTAAACGGTACTCAATTAGTATACTCTGAAGAATTAAATGGTGGATCTTATGCTATATTAGCATTACACAAAACTGCTATAGGATTTGGTACTCAATTACAAGAAACAGAAGCTATGAGATTAGAATCTGATTTTGCTGATGGTATAAGAGGATTACAAGTAGCAGGAGCTAAAACTTTAAGACCTAAAGCTGTAGTAAAATACGTTCAAGAATAAATACGAAGTGCTTCAATACCAACTGAACCAGTTACAGTTGCGTTAATCGAAGAAGTGGAAGTCCCACAAAAGAAAAAAACAAGAAAAAGAAGTAAGAAGGTAGAGGCCTAGTCCTCTATCTTTTTTATTTAAGTAGGTGATTAAATGCTACTAAATAGAATGAAAGTTTTATTGGGTATAGCTGATAATAAGTTATTAACAGATAATAATGACGAGTTATTGATGGAAATACTTGATATAACGAAATCTAAAATTTTAAATTATATTAATAGTTCTGAATTGCCTAAAGAATTAGAATTTGTATTAATTGAGTTAGCTATTCAAAGATATAATAAAATAGGTTCGGAAGGGATAGCAAGTGAATCTGTAGACGGTAGGACAACATCTTATGAAGATGATTTTGAAAGCTATAAACAGTATCTTGATGATTATATTAATAAAAATAAAATGGTTAAAGGATTTAGACTTATATGAGGTTTGATACTTTAATTGAATTATTTATTATTAAAGATATTGCTGATGGTTTAGGAGGGCATACAGAGGCAGAAAGAAGTATCGGAACTAAGTATGCTAATGTAGAAGAATTATCTTTAGAAACTACTGCTAAAGTATTTGGTGATACATTAACTCAAAATGCAAAAGCTATAATATTAGGCAATATGTGCAAGGTTGATAAAATTAAAATTGATGATATTATGTATAAGGTGCTTTCTCAAAGAAAAGTAAAAAATAAAACATGCTTCTTTTTAGAGGTGGATAATGATTAATATTGATAGTAGTGAATTAAATAAATTTTCTATATATCTTAAAATTAAAAGTGAAGAAGATGAAAAGAAAATACAACAACTTTTAAAAAATACTGGGATGAAAATAGAAGCTAGTGCAAAAGATAATTTAACTAAAAATAAAAGTATAAATACTGGACATTTAAGAAGGGGTATAGCTAATTTTAGAAGAGGCATGACAGTTACTATACATACTTCTAATATTAAATATGCTCCTATGGTTGAATATGGTACTAGGTCGCATATCATAAAGCCTAAGAATAAAAAAGCTTTATATTGGAAAGGTGCAGCTCACCCAGTTAAAAAAGTTAATCATCCAGGATCTAAAGCTAAACCTTATTTAATACCAGCTTTTGAGAAAGAAATGCCTTATTTCATTGATAAACTTAAAGAAGTTATAGAATGGTAGGTGTATTATGATACCTATAAATGAGTTACAAAGTAAAATATATCAAGCTTTAAATAGTTTAGATATAAAAGTATATGATGAAGTTCCATTAAATTCAGCTATGCCTTTAATAAGCATAGGAGATTATAATTTATCTTCTATGGAATATAAAAATAATGGTTTTATTTTTTTATGGACTATAAACATATATACCGAATATGAAGGTAAAAAACAAGTAAATGAACTTGTTAGTGAATCAATAGAATCTTTATATCAACTTAAAAATCAAGTTTTAAACCAAGATTATTGTATTGATGATGTAATGCTTAATGAAGCTAATATAAACCGTATAGAAGGTTTTTATGTAGCTAATTTAAGTATAAGAATAGAAATTAATTAAAAAGGGGGTTGTATCATGGCATTTGAAAAAGGTAATGATATAAGACTTTCAATAGGTGAGATTTTAATAGGAGGGCAACAAGGTTGCTCACTTAATAGAGAAACTGAAACGGCAGAAACTACTACTAAAGATTCTGGAGTTTGGGCTGAAAGTGAAGCTGTTGGGCTTTCTTGGTCTGTTGACTGTGACGGTTTAGTTGTTGTAGGTGATGAAGGATTAGAAGCTTTAGAGACAGCATGGGAAAATTTACAACAAGTAGATGTAAAATATGGTACTGCTGAAAAGTATAAAATCGGTAAAGCAATTATAACAAGTTTATCTTCTAATTCCCCAAGTAAAGAAAAAACTACTTATTCAGTATCTTTACAAGGTGTAGGAGCATTAACTAGTAACTAATAAATTATAAAAATAGGAGTGTTAATAAATGAAAGTTATAAAAATTAATAAAAAAGATTATGTTTTAAAATTTACTACGAAAGCTTTAATGAATCTAAATGCAAAAGGAATAACATTAACTTCTTTATCTCAAGATATGGAAAAATTAAACTTAATAAGTTTATATGAAGCATTTTGCGAAGGTCTAAAGTTTGCAAATAAAGATATCACTTTAGATGAAGCATATGAATTAATAGATGCTTATTATGAAGAAGGTGGAGAAGTTGAAAACTTCTTTATGATGATACTAGAAGAATATGCTGGTTCTATGGGTTTAGGGGCGAAATTCAAGGAGATTATAAAACAACAGAAAAATTAATCACAGAACAGGAGTTTATTAACACTCTTTTTAATGAAGCTATAGGTTTTTACAATATGCCTATAGCTTCTTTTTTTATATGTGAAGTTATTGAGGTTGTTAAGCTTCTTGAAAAAATGAGAGATAGAATAAAGTTTGAACATGAACTACAGTATATAGCAATATGTAATGCACTAGGTAAAAACTTTAGTAAAAATTATAAATACTTTGATATATTTGAGAAAAAAGAAAACAAGAAAAAAGAAGTTACTCAAGAAGAAAAGGAAAATTTAAAATCTTACTTTGACAATTGGTAGGAGGTGATTTCGTTGAGTACTTTAACAAAAGAATTAAAGGTTAAAATAACTGCTGATGCCAATGGTTTAAAAGGTGCTTTAAATGGCATAAGCAAGGATATATCTAAAATAGGTAAAGACTTTGATGGACTTAAAAATCTTGGTCAAGGCATATCTAGTGTAGGAAAAGCATTAACTGCTGGACTTACATTACCTATAGTTGGAATGGGAGTTGCAAGTGTCAAAACTGCATCTGACTTCCAAGGTGCTATGAAAGAAGTATCAGCAATAAGTGGTGCTACTGGTACTGATTTAACTAAATTATCAGACTTAGCCAAAGAAATGGGTAGGACAACTAAATTTAGTGCTTCTGAAAGTGCTGATGCTTTAAAATATATGGGTATGGCTGGTTGGAAAACTCAAGATATGATTGAAGGTTTACCAGGTATACTTAATTTAGCTGCTGCTGGTGGAACTGATTTAGCAACAACTTCTGATATAGTAACAGATGGACTTACTGCAATGGGTTTAAGTGCTAAAGATTCTGGTAAGTTTGCAGACATAATGGCTGCTGCTTGTTCTAATGCCAATACTAATATAGACTTAATGGGTGAAACATTAAAATATGTTGGTCCAGTTGCAGGTGCTTTAGGTATATCTATGGATGATTTATCTGTTGCTATCGGCTTAATGGGAAATGCTGGACTTAAAGGAGGTCAAGCAGGTACTTCATTAAGAGCAGGGCTTACAAACTTAGTTAAACCAACTAAAGAAATGCGAAATGCTATGGAAAAGTATGGAGTAGAACTTGTTAAAAATGCAGATGGTTCAGTTAATTTAATGGGTACTATGGAAAACCTAAGAAGTGTATTAGGTGGACTTGACCAAACAACTCAAGCACAAGCTTTAAGTACTATATTTGGAAAAGAAGCTATGAGTGGATGGGCTTCAATAGTAAATGCAAGTGAAGGGGACTTTAATAAATTAACAGAAGCCATAGCTAATTCAGAAGGTTCAGCTAAAAAAATGGCTGATACTATGCTTGAAGGTTCTCAAGGTGCAATAGTTGAAATGAAATCAGCTTTAGAAGGTGTTGCTATAACTATAGGTGAAAGATTAACTCCATTTTTAGAAAAATTAGCTGATGGAGTATCTAAGGTTTGTGAATGGTTTCAAAACTTATCACCAGCTACACAAACTTTTTTAATGATAGTTGCTACTCTAATTGCATCAATAGGACCACTTTTACTATTAATAGGTGGAGCAATATCTTTATTTGCTAATCTTTCAATAGTTGCAGGTGCTTTAGGTATTAGTATAGGGGCTTTATGTGCGCCAGTTTTAGCAGTAGTTGCAGTAATAGGTGCAATAATAGCAATAGGATTTTTACTTGTTTCAAACTGGGATTTAATAAAAGAAAAAGCCAATGAAGTATGGAAAATAGTTTGTGATGCTTGGAAAAATATGTGTGATTGGATAAGTAAAGCTTGTAATAATATAGGTAATTGGATTTCTAAAACGTGGGATAATATTTGCGACTGGACTTCTAAAACATGGAACAACGTAAAAGCTGCAATAAGTACAGTATGGAATAGTATTAAA